ATGCAAGACATACAACAACAAAACTGGGATTATACCAATTATGAAAATCAAAGAAAACATATGGAAAAAGCAGGATTAAACGTAGGTTTAATGTATGGACAAGGCGGAGGAGGCGGTAGCACAATGGGAGGAGGCGCAGGAGGAAGCGCACAAGGAGGTAATGTAGATAAAAGCCAAATGGGAATATTGCTACAACATTATTGTACAATAGGGCATTAACTTCACAGGAAGTTTTACAAAATTATGACGCTTTTAAATTGAGATACTAATATAAAATTACAATTATGGCAAACATTCAACCAATTACAACATGGTTTCAAGGGGCAGAGCATCAAGCAAATGTTTTTAGTCTTTATTCAACAGGAGATAATTTGATTGATTCAGCAACTTTTAAATATCAGTTAATAGAAGAAATTATTATTTCTCCTGAAAAACAAACTTCACAAACATTATTGATAGGAGAACTATTTATTAATGGTGCAGATTACGCTCAGTGGGATGCCGAGGTGGACGCAAACCAATGGATTTATAACTGGGCAGCAAGTCAACTTGGCTTGGTAATTACCTAAGTAGATTATTTGGCATGAAATTTGATCATATAGTCACGTAAGTGATTTATATTTGTGAATAAACAAACCAAAAGACATGGCAAAAGTTACAAGAACCTACGAAGAGCTGCTAATGCTCGTTACGACAATCAATGCCCTCAGTTCAAACAAGGATCACGTTGACCAGAACAGCAAGGGTATGAAGAAACTCCAAAAGATTGGAGAGAAGATTAAGGCTAACCTAGAGGCCTACAACGAAAAGCTTGAAGACATCCGTCTTGACAACGCCCACACAGACGACAAGGGTTGCCTCATTATGGATGAGAAGAATGGGTACAAGTACTCAAAGGACGGCATTAAGAAGCTTAACAAGGACATCAAGGCGTTGCTTCAGAGCACATTTGAGTTCTACCAGTTCACATTCTCTAACGAGGGGATTGAGTACTATGCATTCCTAGAGGGATGGGTTGAAGGACTTGAGTTTCCCAAACTAGAACAGTCTGATGATGAGGTTGAAGTGATTGAAGAGACTCCAGTTGTGAGTCTATAACATACTTTTCATGCGTGTTGATTCGGGGAGGTCAGTCTTGGCTTCCCCTTTTTTTGTCTGAAAAATCATACATAGTCGGAGTTTCTTCGAATTGTCCCATTTCATAATGCATGATTTATGCTCTTTTACTAACTACTTTTGTAACAAGATCTATACCCTTAAGTGTGAGTATGCATTTTTGAACAACGGACATGTTTACATTTGCTCCTTTCTCTAAGTCACAAAGAGTAGACCTTGACACGTTCATTAATTTAGCTAACTCATCTTGTGTTAATTTTCTGCACAATCTTTCTCTTTTTAGTATAGAATGTAAATCAGGTACAGTTCTTACTAGCTCATCAAATTGCTTTGCATGATCAGCAGTTCTAGTTTCTACTAAATTAGGTATTAATGCTACATTAAATAAATCAGGGTTAATATTATAATAGTAATCTATCCAATACTTTTCCCTGTCTGGCAATTCGTTAAGAACCTCTACCTCTTCTATAATCTATATTATAGGATATAGCCAGTTTTCTGCTAAAGATTCTACCCACAATTTGACTTTAGGAGAATGTGACTTAGTTAAATGTGCCAGAGCTCGTTTATCACCTACCGTGCTTTTGCCTATGTATTGATAAACATCATTCCTAGGGTCTTTTAGTCCGTAAATTATATTTGTATGATTCATCAGACAAAAATAACCAATTTATTTGAAAATATAAATATTTTGTATGATATATCAGACATTATACAATAGCTTATATTATAGCAAATACGGTTGGCTTTATACTGTTATAACGAAAAACCGACTCAGTGACGGATATTTAACACATTTCGTACCTTTGAGGCATGAAAAATATTGTCTACGGATCTATAATTTTACTGCTACTTATAGTCCTATACCGCGCTGAGTGTGGGAGTCCAGTCGTCACCGTCGGACCTAAAAAAGTCGTGGTAGACGGGAAGAAGTATTATGTTGTCAAAACAATAGTAGACACACAGTACATAAAGTACACAGAGAAGGGCAAGAGAGACACTGTATTTCATGACACTACTATTTACGTTAATGTTCCTGTCCTAGACTCTGCAAAGATGGACAGCTTAGTTAAGTTATACTATGCAAAGAACGTATATTCTGACACATTTAAGCTAAAGTACGGGTCAATATATGTACAAGATTCTGTACAGTTTAATAAGATATTTGGTAGGAGTTGGTCAGCAGACCTGCTAATACCGAAAGAAAGTAAGACGATCATGATAAAGGAGCCACCAAAGGCTCAGGTATACTTTGGCGCAGGTGCTACATACAGCAATTCTTTGGCTCCAAGTGTAGGCATGATGCTTAAGACTAAAAGGGATAGGATCTATGGAGTTTCTGTAGGGATTAACAACGGACTGCCAATGTATGGCGGTCACATATATATAAAACTATGAGACAATTCTTTACAGAGGAGAGCAATAGGCTGTCGATGAAGAGGCTGTGCGCGTTTGTTGGTACAATATCTTTGTGTGCAACAACCATAGCGAAGCCTACAGACGTTGGGATATATGCAATAACATTCCTAGTGTCTTCCGCGCTAGGGTTTTCATCAGCTGAAAAAATATTTAGGAAATGAAAGACCAAAAGACTTTAGACAAGATCAAGACAATACACCCTAGGCTTCTTATCGAACTTGGTGAGATTTATAACGACATATGTGACGCACTGACGGGAAGGGCAATCTGTAGGTTCGTGTACACCACCAGGACGTTTGCTGAACAGGATGCGCTGTACGCACAGGGAAGGACTAAGCCAGGCAGTAAGGTTACTAACGCCAAAGGTGGCCAGTCGTATCATAACTTTTCTTTAGCTGTGGACATAGTCCTGCTGTGGGACAAGGACGGCAATGGCACGTTTGAGACAGCTGTGTGGGACACCAAGACAGACTTTGACGGAGACAAGCAGTCTGACTGGATGGAGGTTGTTGCAATCTTTAAGAGGTATGGTTGGGAGTGGGGAGGGGACTGGAAGTTCGTAGATATGCCACACTTCCAGAAGACTTTTGGTAAGTCTGTAAAGCAACTGCTTGAGAATTATAACCGGGGAGCCAAGGATAAGAATGGCTACGTAATAATCTAATTATGGACGTTCAATCTGTGTCAGTACCTTCTGTAACTTTGCAAACGCTGTTAAGTATTTGCACGTAGTATACTTATATTTGCATTATATATGAGCAGAAATGAACACACACAATGACATTACGTTTTTAGGAGTACCATCAACAATAGTAAGCTGGATGGCATATTTGAACATTGTGGAGGTTAACCCACTGATCAACTTTGTGGTCAGTATATTCTCTCTAACCTGGCTGTCTATACAGATATACTCTTGGGTAGAGAAGAGGATAAAAGAAAAAAGAAATGGCAGCTAATAAGAACGCCGGTAATCACCCTAGTTACGAAGGGTGGAGCCCATCCTCAATCCAGAGGAAGAAGGCTTACGATAAAAAGTACCACCAGACTAGGTCTAGGAAGAGGTACAGGGCACGCCTAAACAAGGCAAACAAGGATGCCGGAACTTATGGTAACGGTGACGGTATGGACATGAGTCACACCAAGTCTGGTAAACTGAAACTAGAATTAAACAGAATTAACAGGGGAAGGAACGGATCAAACGGCAAGTCAACCAAGGCTTAACTATCATACACAAGCTTCCTTATCTTTTTGGCCAGTTCCTCAGACTTCTTGTCAAGTATCTCTTTTTCCTTCATCAGCCTAATTATCTCTTCGTTGCTACTCTGCACAGAGTCTTTCTTTGTGTTTCCCATTATAAGTATATTTGGGTATGATATATATGCTCCGTCCAATAGACAAAGAGGTTGATGTGATACTCTACATCTGCTCTGTAAAGGAGAGAAGCATTGTGTACGAATTAATTGACGAGATAGACTTCGACGCTATCTCACAGGACGACGGGGTGATTGCGTACGACGACGATCCGTTCCTGTTCGGCAACATAATACTTCTTCCCGTCTACCACGACTTTTTTAGGTCCGACGGTGACG